ATTTCAACCAATTAATGATGAGACTTTAATATCCATACAAAATATAATTTTAGATTCGGTGGAGTATTGGTTACCATTTGTTGAAATACAAGATATACAATTACTATCATCTAATACTGCGACTGATGAAAATAAAGTGGTAGTAAAAATAATATTTAACATTAAACAAGACCCAAACACAACTGATTCTGTCACTGTTGACTTTGCTAGTGGTATAAGTTCAGATATAAGCACTGGTACATCAGTTGGTGGTGGTGGATATTAATCGGAGATAAAAAATGCCAACATATGGTAAAAACAATTTTAAAGAATCAAATGTAAATTATTTAAATAAAGATTTTACAGCATTAAAAACATCTTTGATGAATTATGCAAAATCTTATTTTCCAAACACATATCGTGATTTTAATGAAACATCACCTGGTATGATGTTATTGGAAATGAATGCCTATGTTGGTGACGTGTTGTCATTTTATGTAGACCAACAATATCGAGAGATGTTGTTACCATTAGCTGAGGAAAGAAGAAATATAATCAATATAGCTAGTATGCTTGGTTATAAAGTTAAACCAATCGTTCCTTCATATGTTGATTTAAGTTTTAGACAAACATTATCTGCTGAAGGTAATGATTCTTCAAAGGTGGAGTTTTTGACAACATTCAGGTTCAAACTGAAAATGGTGGTACAATATTTGAAACATTGGATGTTGTAGATTTTACGATTTCTTCTTCAGCTGATGTGGTAACCATAGCTTCTAGAGATACTGATGGTTTAGCTACAACTTATGATGTTACAAGGGTGGTTAAAGCTGTTAGTGGTGAAACTAAAACAAAAGTTTTTGTTATAGGTGCGCCAGAAAAATTTAAAAAATTAACTATTGTAGATACTAATGTTATTGATATAATTTCTTGTATTGATTCAAATGGAAATGAATGGTATGAAGTTGATTATCTAGCACAAGATAAAGTTCCTATTTCAACACACTACACACAAGACGAAAGTAGAAATACAGCTTATTCAACATCCTTGAATAATAATGTTGATGTTATCGAAGTACCATATTCACTACAATATATTAAAACATCAAAACGATTTACTCGTGAAACAAATGTAGACAATACCACCTCATTGGTGTTTGGTAATGGTGTGTTAAAAAATGGACAAGTTGTTGATGATGGGTTTATAGATGTGGAACAAGTTGGAATAACAATACCTGGTCAATATGGAGATTTAAATGATGCTATTGACCCCTTATTAGGTGATGAATATTCTACACTTGGAGAAACACCAAACAATACAACTTTAACAATCACTTATCGTGTTGGTGGCGGTATAAATTCTAATATACAATCGGGTACAGTTAATACAATTCTTTCAGGTAGAAAAATTTCAGGT